CCTTGTCTTGTAAAGTGTACGGATACTATGTCACCAGCACTAAATGTATTATTAGATACCAAAGGCGTTACGGCTAACTTGTTATATCCACTTGCATTTGTAGATGCACCTGTAATAGAAAATCTAGCATATGTTGTTGGGTCATCTGTATCTACTATATGTAGATAACCTTTTATAGTAGATGTCGAATCATCCCAAGTTAAAACATCTGTTGATGTTGTTGCACCATTAGTGTCATCGTCATCTATGTAGATTGCTGATGCTGAAGCATATGTGCCATTATTAAATCTAATCTCACCTGCACCTGGGTCGGCATCTGTAGTTGCTGTATCAAATACATAAAGGTATCCAGGTACTGCACCATCGTTACCAGATGCTGTAAATGTTACTGCAAGACTATCTCCTGCAGTAAACGTATTGTTAGAAACAAGATGTGCTACTGTTAGTTTATTGTAGCCAGACGCATCTGTTGCTGCACCTGTTACCTTAAATCTAACATAAGTAGACCTATCGTTTATATCAGTAAACTGAATATAACCTTTGTTTCCTGCCGTACTGTCATCCCAAGTAATAGTATCTGTCTGGGTAGTCGCTCCATGCTGGTCAACATCATCTATATAAATAACTGTGACATTTGAATATGTGCCATTATTGAAAGCTACTTCCCCAGCTCCTGGGTCAGCATCACTTGTTCCTGAATCAAATTTGTAAAAATATCCTGGGGTTGCTCCATCTATACCATTTGCTATAAATGTAACCCATACTTTATCTGCGTCTGTAAATGTGCCTGAACTATCTACATGAACTAATGTAGCTTTACTATAGCCAGAAGCATCGTTTATTGCTGCTGTAATATTAAATACTGCCCATGTATCAAGCGTTCCTGCTTTTTGTACCCTTAATCTACCTCTATTAGTATAGTTAGTAGCATTGTCATCCCAAGACTGTACCCATGCAGATATGTCTGTAGCATTGTATTCTACATCATCTACATATGCTGCAGTTACTGATGCTATTGTAGTGTTGTTAAATCTTATTTTACCAGCACCAGGATCAGAATCAGTTGTTGTAGTTGAGTATGTCATTAATGCAGAATCTCCACCTTGTGGTAGGAAGTCTGCTATTGTAGTTAAATCTCCAGAAGTATCAAATCCTAATGCTCTACTAGCTCTATCTGCAGCACTTGAAGTAAATTCAGATGATGTAATAGTGTTAGTTCTTGATACTTTAAAAGATCTATCAACTTGTTCTTGTAATTCTTGTATTGCTGCAAGGTTTTTATCAAAAGCACTTTCAACAGAATCTGCAGTAAATGGGTCATTTTCTACAAGATCAAGAGTTTGTGTTTGAGTTGTAGCCCTTCTTATTACTACTGTTTCTGTAGCTGTAGGTATATGACCTGATTCAAATACTACATTTCCACCAGTTGCAACTCCAGCACCAGTTACTGTATAGTGAGTAGTAAGGGTTTTAACAGTTTCTACAGCTAAAGCTGACCTTATAATAACCTGTAAATCTGCTGCTGCAGAGATTTTAAAAGCATATGCAAAGGTATCGTTAGACCCGTCACCACTATAACTATTCTTAATTATTGTTGTTGATATTGCCATTTTATATTCCTCTATATTTTATCATTAAATTTGTTACTTTTCTACTATTCATTTAGGTGCTAATTCACTATAAGGATCTGCATTTTCTCTTTCTTTAAAAAGAAAATCTGATATTATCTCTTTTCCTGTTTTTTTCTTTGGTTGTTTTGCACCTATACGCATTGATTGAGTTTGTATAGTTTTGCCTTCAACTATTTGTACTCCTCTCCATGCAGTTTTTATTATGTTTTTTAAAGCCGTTTCTTGATAGCTTATTCTTTGTTTGTCAGTAATTTTATCTTTTGGCATTAAAGTATATCTATCATATTCACCTTTGAAATTTGATATAGCATTTGCAACTTTATTTAATGTTGTATACAATTTATATTCAGGCGTATTTGAATATTTTTTCCACGCTGCTTCATCGCCTTTTCTTCGAGCTTCATGTGCAGTAGTATGAATTTTTTGATATTTTTTGTAATAATTGTAAAATTTTCTGTTAGCAGTTGAATTATATTTAGGACTATTTGCAATAAAAAGTTTTTTTAGTAAAGGCAATTTATCAATATCTTTAACTAATTTGCCAGAATAAGGAGTAGGAGGTCTTGACACTATTCCTGATTTTCTTAAAATTTGATCTAATCCATTTAATAATGAAGTACCAATTGCTGAAGTCATTGACTTTATATTATAATCAATAACTTTAGGATCAAATCCATCCCAATCATTTATTGTTCCACGACTAAAAACTCTTAAACCCATTGCTGAACTTTTTGATAAAAACCTAGATACTTCTGATACCCTTAAATCAGTATTATATGCATCTACCATTCTTTCATCTTTAGCACTATAAATAGCTTGCATATTCCAAAACTTTTGATTTATAACTGTTTCTACTAGACCTTTAGCAGCATCTGGTATTGCTGATCCTGCTGTTTGCATAAAAAGTTTCAACACTTCGTCTGTAAAAAGATTTTTTATTGCTTCTTTGTCATTTAATAATAGATAGTTTAATGCTTTTCTTGGTAAAGCTTGAAATATAATACCCCATTCTCCCCAAGCATCTGGAAAATGCATAAAAAAAGCATCTCCTTTATGGGTCGTTTTAATTTGATTTCCACTTTTCTTTTTATAATCACTAATATTATTAATCCATTCTGGATCATCGTAATTTGCTAAAAACGTATATATTGTAGGCAATGTTAAATACATTAATCCATATTCAATTGCACTACGTCTTGTTTTTGGGTTTTCAATAATTTGAGTAAATTTAGCTGCTGACTGTATTTTAGCATTGAAGAAAGCACTATATCTATTCCAAGCACGACCATACAATCCTGCTCTTGAAAAATCTATAATATCTTTTGCATAAAGACCTGCTATATCTAATGCTTCTGCTCGTGTTCTTCCTGCTTCAATTGCTTTTTTATATGATAATTCAAACTCTCTAAACCTTGTAGCATTTTCCATTGTAGTTCCAATTAAATCTCTAAAAACAAATTTTGTTTTATTAAAAACATCTACTGTTACTGTTTTAAAACTAATTTCATTTTTAAGTGTTCTAGGGTCTTTTAAAGCATTGCTAAATTTATAAGTTTCTATTGTAGATGCTATATCAGAACCTAAAGCTCTACTTTGCACATAGTCTTTCCATAAAGGCGTATCAAGAACTCTGCCTTTTACTTGTCCTATTATTCCTAAAGCAACATCCCATGGTTGCAATCCTACCTTAGATACAATTGGTGCTATACCCATATCTTTTACTGCTGCAATTGTTAAAAACTCTGGATCAAGGACGGCAAAATCTCTTCTTAATTTAGTAACACCTCGTCCTATATAAGCTAACGTATTTATTTCACTAGCATCTAATCCTTGTAATGCTTTATATAATAAAGGGTCTGACACTTTATATGTAACAGCTTTTCCTTTATCAAAATATGTAACAAGATTTTGAGGCCCTTTATCAGATTGTTTTGTAAAAATAGTAAAACTAGTAGTATCTTCACCTTTACTAAATTTATCCACAATTTTATCTAATTCTTTTGGTGTTAATTTTCTAGCTTTTATAGATTTATATCTACTAGGCAACGTAGGATCATCTGAATTTGCTTTTCTTGCTACATTTTCAACCCAATCAAAATAATATTTTAATGCCATATTTTTATTAGCAGCATCAGTAAAAACAAATAAATTTTCAGCTATAGCATAAGAAGGACTATAGATGTCTTGCGTACTTCCTTCTTTAGTTTGTATAAGTTTGCCACTACCTTTTTGCACTATTGTTCCATCTTCATTAATTCTTATCCCTCTAGCTGGTGCATACGTTTTTCTAGTTAATAATTTATTATACAATTGTTGTGTAATTAAATTACCATCTAATAATATTTTTAAATTAGCTTCATTTATTTTTTGTATTCTTTTTCTAAAAGGTTCGTATTGATTTTTTAATGATTCTACAACTTTTTTTGCTTTTTTTTGGTTATATTTAGCTTTTTTTCCTTCTTTTACACTTTGTATATCATCTAATGCTGACAAATAAACATCCAAATAATCTTGCCTTAATGTTTTAGATTTTTGTACTTCATTAAGTATTGCACTATATGGTTCAGTTATTTGCACCCCATCTTTAGTCCTATAACCATATTTTAAATATCCTGCTGCTTCAGCATAATTTCCACTTTGCATTAAAAATTGTTGTTCAGGATTAATTGCATCCCATGTACCTCTTTCTCCATATGTTTTTATTTGTCTTTTCATGGGATCGTATTGATTAAGCCAATATAGTGCTATTTCATCTCTATTCATATTTTTAAATTTTTCCCTTACCACTTTAGGGACGTGTTTTTCCATAATATGATCAATTGAACTTTGTACAGCTATTTCTTGTTTTGTTTTAATTGCAGCAACTTCTTGTACTTCTTTTACTATTTTTAAAGTATTATCTTCCAATATTAATTCAAAACCTTTATTAACTGGTTTGTGTTTTAATGAATCTAAAAATTTGTCAGTATTTTTTCTAAATACTGTTATATTTCTACTTGTTAAATCTTCAAACATTTGTGGGTCTTTTGCAACTTCATCAAGAACTTCTAATCTTCTAATTTTTGATGTTCTTATTTGTTCTTCTGTAATCATGTTTTTAATTTTATTTCTTGATGCACCAAAACCATTTGCTGTCCAGAACATACCTTCAATTATAATATCTTCTTTAGAATCAAATTGTCCATTTAATGCTCTACCTATTCCTTGTGATGCAGCAAGACTTGTTGCCCAATTAGTTGTAAAACTTTGTGTAGGTATGTATTTAGTTATAGGACCAGTTAAAGCTTTTATAGGTAAAAATTGTGGAGTTACAACACCTGCAGTTACTCTTGAACCTGCTTTTACTCCTTCTTTAATTCCTTCTTGTATATAAATTTGCCAAAATTCTTCCCAATTTTTAACATCATCTGGTCTAGTTACTGCTTGTATGTATGTTGCTCTTAAAGATTCAGGTACAAATGCAGCACCAAAACCAGCAACACCAAGTTTAGCTTTAACACCTCCTGGGGTTAAAGCACCCATAATTAAACCAGGTATAGAATATGGCAAATCTACTGCCATTGTTAAAGCTCTTTCTAAAAATTTTTCTCCTATTTTATAATCTTCACCAGGATCTGAAATAGCATTTTCATACGGAATGTTAGGTGTTACATTTTCTCCTATTTGTTCTCTAAAAATTTTATCTAAATTATGTACAGAAATGCCTATTCCTTTTTCATAAATTTTACTTCCTTCAAATTCTTCACCAAATATTTTTTTCCAAACTGTTCGAGCTGCACCATATGTTAAATTCATTTTTTGCATAGTTTTATCAAGATTAAATTGTTTTTGTTGTTCTATAGGTGCTAAATCATCGTAAGGGTCATCGTTATTATTTTTAGGTGCTAAACGAGAATAAGGATCTGTTGATTTTGGTGCTAATTTATCGTAAGGATCAACAATTGCCATTATTTTTTCCTATTTGGTGGTATTAAATTTTTTATATCAGCTGGAACATTATCTTCACCAAATACTTCAATAAATCTTTTTATGGTGTTAGGATTTTCTCTTAAAAATTCTATTGCTTTTTTAAGATTTTTTTCATTTATTTCTGCTTCATCTACGAAATCATTAGAATCTATTATTGTACTACCATCAGTTGATTGCTGCTTTAATAATTGGTTTTTTTGTTCATTTGTTAACTGTCCTTCGCCAAAACTTATATCTTTATATTTTGTATTATCTTCTTCAGTAGCTACAAATGGTAACATTAATCCACGAGAATCAAATATATAATTAGGATTTCCAGGACTAAATAATTCATCTTCTGTAAAACCTTCCTTTAATTTTTGATTCAAAATTTTTCTAAGTTGTGCACTTTTAACTGACATAATTCTATCTATAACAGCTTCGTCAATTAAATTTCCTAAATTTGAACCTATAAAATATGATTCCTGATCGGATACTTCTTTATCAAATCTTATATTAGCAACACCTACTGGTGTTTTTTTTAATTTTTCCTCAAACATTTCGTACTGAGTCATATCAATACCACTAGGTCCTTGCATCCCAAGTCTTTCTAGGATACTATATCCCACTTTAGATTCATCTATATTTTTAGTCTTTTTATCATCTATATCGATACCAGGTAATATGTATTTTTCAAATCTAGAATTAAGACCACCAGGTTTTCCTGCGTTTTCTATTAAGTTATCTGTTATTACAAGTGCACCAAACGCTGTTAAATCATTTGTTCCGTTTTTTAATATTTTTTTAGCTGTTTCTTCTAATTGTTTGTACATTTTTGGACCATCTACGTTGCCATCTTGGTGAAAAAACACTTTTAATTTTTCAATATCTTTTTGGAAGTTAGGATTCTTTATAGCATTTCTTATAAGTTTATCAGCTTCAACCATTTTTTTATCATTTTGAGTTCCAAAAAATATTTTTTCTTCTGCAATTTGTTTTGTCTTTAATTCAATCATTCTTGTTATTAAAGCATTACGATAACTTTTAGCTTTTAATACTGGTTCTTCTTCTGACATTAAATTGCCAAATTGTAAACCAAAAAGTTTTGTTAATTTAGGATTTTTTAAATTTGTTAAAATGTTGTCATAATCTATTCTGCCAGTAATTTCATTTCTAGCACCTTCTATAAGTAGTTGTTCAAATGTTTCTAGTGTTGCATTAGTTTTTGCTTCTTCAAGATTAAAATCTTTTATTTTATAATTAATAGCATATCCTTGCATATTTGCTAAATGTCCATTTTCTCCTAGTATTAAATTTTCTAAAACTGATACTTTTGCTTCACCACTATATTTAGAAAGTTTATTTTTAATATATGTAGGAGAATTTGTAACTGCTTGATTTGCTTTTACACCTAAAAATGTATCTTTAACTTTGAAAAAATCTTTTCTACCATTATTTAGAACAGTATGAATATTAGAAAAAAGGTATCGAGCAGCTCCTGGATCTGTTTTTTGCAAATTTCTTAACAATTTAAACTCTGATGCTGCGTGTTTATTAAATGTATTGTTTAATTGTTGTTCAGTAAGGAAAGCTGCATTAGGATTATTTTTAAGTTCATCAACTAATTTTTGTACCCTAGTTGCTGCTAAAGCAGTTTCGTCTTGTACTTTTAGATTGACTCTTAAATTTTCTGTTTTTTCATCTTTAAGTATTTTATTTTGAATATTAGAATCAATTACATTTGTTAGTTTTTCAAAAGGCAATCTATTACCTTGGGCAATGCCTAAATAATTTGTTGGGCCAATAAGAGTTTCAGTTCTGTTTTTTCTAAGAGGTTTCATAACCATTAGTAATAACTCCTAGGCGAATATTTGTTAAAAAATTTATTAAATTCGTAGTCATATGTTTGCCCACCAGGTCCTGGACCTGTTCCTGGTTTTAAAAAAGTTGAAGGTGTAGGTAAATTGTTTGGTTTAGCACCAGGTGTTGGACTTTTAAAAGCATAATAACTCATTGCAGCACCTTGTATTAAATTAACACCTCTATTAAAACTTTCTTTTGCTAAAGCTCCTGCTAGTCTAAAATCAATTTGGTTTAAATCATTTGTTAATCGTGAATTTATAACACTAAATTCATCTTCAACGTCATTTATCGTATTATTTATTTCTAACAAAGGAGAATCTTGATTCATTGCAACCCCTCTTGCTCCTTGTGCTGCTCTTTGTTCACTCATAAATAATTGTGCTCGTTCTGCAGCAATTATATTTTCTTGCATCTTCTGGTTAATTCTTGTATTTTTATCTGCTTTTGCAGCAGCTCGGAGTTGTCTACTTTGATTTAAAGAACCCATAAAAGAAACTGCTGTTGATGCTACTGCTGCTGCTGCTAACCAAAATGCCATATTTAATCACTCGTTACTAATGTGCCTGTTACAGACAAGACAGTCATAGGTAAAGGTTGTGTTTGTTTAATAGTAATTTGACCTTCCCTGTTCCATCCTAAATTAGAAACTCTTTTATCTCCTGTAAATGCTGGTATTGGTTCACCCATATTGTTAGCCGAACTTCTAAAAGGAAGTTGGTCGCCATTTATAGTTGCACCAACACTTTCATGTAATCTAACTATAACTTCATTATACCTTTTTTTAGACCCTTGTGCAGTACCCACTTGTGAACCTGCTTCTACTCTTAATGTTTTTAATGTAGATTCGTATCCTAATCCTACTTCTATTGTTTTAGCTGCAAACGTGCTTGGCAAACTAACTGTTACTGCTCCACTTGTTACTTTTTGTTTTGGGTATACAGCATCATCTATTAAAACTTGTACTGTTTCACCTTCTAAATGATCAAGACTTGTAACTGTAGTGCTAGAACCTGTTACTGTTCCTGACAAAGCAGAATCTTGGTTTAACGTGCTGTCAAGGTATTCAACGTATTGTACAGTTGCACCATTAATAATTCTTTCTACAATTACCCATACTTGATGTTCTGTTGCTTCAGATATTGACGTTACTGATTTTACTTTTGCTTGACTTTCATTTACCTTAGCTAATCTAATAACATCTTGACTTGTTACAGTTAAATACCCAGTAGATTCTGGTGTTGTTTCTGACACAGTTACAACATTAGAAGCTACTGTAGCTGTAAAATCTGCATGACCATTTATAGCATTTTTTAAATTAGTACCAGAAGTATTGTTACTTGTTTCTGTTTTAAATTCATTTGTACCTGCTGTACCTGTAGTAGATGTAAATGTAACTTCTGTACCATCTCGTTTTGCAAATGTAAGTTTAGTACCAGATTGTATGTTTGCATAATCTGTAAGTGTAATTGTGCAGTTTACTGCTTTACCACCTATAATATGTTTATGCCAACCTAATACTTCTTGTTCTTTTAAATAAGTCATACCTAATAATGTTCCATCATCTCTTACTGCCCAATAGATTTGGTCTGGTTCTTGTGCCCAAGTTACATCTACAATTCCTGTATCTGTTATATGTTCAGCAAGTAATGTTAGATCTGGTGAAATGTATGTATCATCTGCAAACCTAAATTCAAATGATCTTATTTTCTTTCTTTGTTTTTGCACAAATAATACATCACCACCTATTTGTATAGGTTCAGTTGTATGTGATCCATAAGTAGTTTGTTGTGTAATGTTTACATTATCTGGTTTTAGTGGTTCTCCTAAAGGTCGTCCAACTTTAAATTCACCACCTGCTGTTCCTACGATTAAATCTTTAGCTGGTGATAAAAATCTAATAACATTTACTTTGTTTGTTGCAATAGTATATATAAAAGCATCTGCTGCACTTGAATCGCCTACGTCAAAATTGTCAAACAAACCAGACTGTGATGCCCATATAGTTTGTGGATATGATGTTGATCCTCCGTAAAATAACCTTTGCTCATAAAATGTAACAGTAGATGGGAATTTAGTTGTATTTGAAAATGTACCAAGTTGCCATCCAACTGTTGCGTCTGTATTTGCAAATGCTTTTGTTATAGTACAAACAACAACTGTTGTATTAGTTCTTGCAGTAATTTTAGCTTCACCACTATTAAATTTTAAAATTCGTCCAACATCTGTAGTCTGAAAACCATCTCCATCATTAATACCTGTTGTTGCTGATGCAGTTATATTTACACCTGTGGCAACAGCAGAAGATGCTGGTGTCAATGTTGTTGTAGTTGTATTTGCATCTAAATACGGACCAGTTGCTGCAAAATCTACATCTGCAAGTGTCCAAGTAGTATGAGCTGTTCTCGATAATTTTTCTGGTTCATGTTCAGGATGCACTATATACATTACATCTGCTGATTGTGCAAATCTTAAATCAAAAACTTGTGCTGCTGTGTATGGAGTAGCAATTTCATAAACTTTTTGTGCATCACCATTTGAACTATATGTTGTATAACTACTTGAATTTACACCAGATAATTCAAATGTATTTGTTGTTTTATTTGCCACAGTATATCTTCTTCCGTTTACTTCTGTCATACCAACAACATTATTAATCCATACATGGTCGCCATCGGCATATCCATGTGAAGTTGCTGTTACTACTGCTGGGTTTGCTTTTGTAATAGCTGATATAGTTTTATCAGCTTCTACTATTTGTCCATTATCTTTATAAAATCTTATATATAAATTTCCAAACTCTAAAACATATGCTTGTTCTACATTAAATTCAAAAGGTATTAATCTTGTTACTGCTGAAGAATCTTTTACTTCTGTTACAAACCTAGTGCCACCTCTTCTTGTTGCTCCACCTTGTGGAAACACAGTCATATTTTCTAAGGTTTCTACAGAATTTTTATAAGCTGACAAATCAACTTGTCCAATAAGTCGTGGACTTATTTCACCACGAGTAAAGTTAGTTTGTATAGGATGTACTCTAGCCATTAAAAACCTTTTCTAAAATCTGTAAATGTATCTGAAACAAGGTCATCAATAAACCCTTCTTGTCCATCAACACTTCGTGCTTCAGAAAGTTTTTTTGTATAAAGTAAATACATTTGTTCCTGTACTTTTAGACTTCCAGTTATTGCATAAGCTAAATTTGTTGCAAGTTTAGCTGTTAGCAAGTCTACAAATAAAGGATCAAATAATGTTGTATTAGTTATTCTAGCAATATAAAGTATTTTTGCTGTTCCTTCGTCTGTTAATAACACTCTACCTTCAGTTGCTAAATTTTCTATTTTAAATATGTAGTCTTGATATTCCATTTCCAAGACCCTTAAGCAGTATGGATCTGTAGGCAATGCATATTGATAAGAAAATCCATAAGCAGGTGTTGTTGACAATTGTGCAAGTGTTGCTCTAGTTATTGCAAAATTCCAAGGGTGTGATCTTAAACAAGAATCTCTTGATGATTCATAAAAACTATTACAAAGTCGTGCTCTTTCTGTGTCATCAGTAAGGGATGTAATAGGGTCATCTCCTAGTTTTCTAAGTGCGTTTGAACATATTGAAACTTCAGTTGCCATTTTTATCCTTTAGAGGGTAGCCGAAACTACCCCCTTTGTTGTCGTACTAGTCTACGATATAGGTAATTACACCTACTAAATCGTCATCGTCTGCTAAAGCACCAATAGCTTTTGCTACGATAGCAACTCCAGCTTTACTTTCAAATGTATAGTTTCCACCAAGCAGTTTACCTGCTGCTGTGTTTCCTTCCATTGTAAAATAACCTACTGTGTCAACATCTAAACCATCTACTAGACCATCTGGGTCAGCAGTTACTGCTGTTCCATCTAAATCGTTGTAAGCTGCCCATCCGATATCCATTGTTTGTGAACTTGCTGTCCAGTTACAATAGAATCTTGATAAGCCACCTAATAGTTTAACTTTACCTGCAGGAAGTTTCCCAAGGGTAACAGTTGAACCTGCGTCACCAACTCCACTTTGATTATGTGTAAACTGTAATGTTCTTAGTTTACCTTTATCAGCAACAGCATTTGCTGTTACTACAGGAGTGGCTATTGCATTTGTGTATTCTGTACTATTTTGTGTTGTTACGGCCATGTTAATGTCCTCCTTGTTTTAAATTTTATTCCGTACAGGCAATTTCTACCATTTTTTCTTCTTCGATACGAGTTGCACCGACTGTCATTGATAAAAATACTTGTGTTGCGTAATTTTTATCAGCTCTTTCGGAAATTTTAGTTGAAATATCTGCTCCAACTGCAAGTCCTATTGCTGATTTACAAAATGCTAATACTTGTCTGTTTCCATCACTATCTGTACCTAATCTTTGTGTACGGATAAATTTGAATCCTAGATAAGTGTCGATTTCGCCTTGTGCTAATGCTTTTACTGTAGAGTAATCAGCAGATGTAACTTGTTCTACGTTCAATAGGTCTGTAATTTGACCTGCTGTACATACAATAAATCTTTCTTCTTCTGGGTCTACATCACTTGCATCAATAATCTCTTTAGCAGATAGTAGTTTTGCAAGGTTTAACCCTGTACTACCATGTACTACTTTATTTCCTGATGGAAGTGTTACTGATGTACCACCAGCTACTCCACCATAAGATGTTCCTGTAGCTGCTGTAATAATAGCATCATCCATTGCTCTACCCATAGCCCAAGCACCTGCTTGTGCATATTCGGATTGAGGGGAAATAAGCATTCTTACTTTATCTTCGTTATCAATTAAGTCTGCCCAGTCATAATCATCCAATGACACTTTACGTCTGGAATGTGGTGTATCCATACGAGGAGTATCAGAGTGACGAGACGTTCTTAATTGTGCTGCAACAGAGCCAATTCTTTCAAAGAAATGTGCTTTACCAGTTACTGTTTCTGTTCTAACGGCATCTCTAAGTCTTGAACCTTTCTGTTGAGCCAAATGAAATACGTTGCTTTTATACTGTTCAACAAAAGCTGTTGTAATTTGTATTGACATAATTCAGTCCTCCTTAAAATAAATTTTTAAATCGGTCTTTATCCTTAACGGGAAACCTATGTTTTATAGCCACATACGGCTAACCGATTCGTTATCCTAAAAGGGCGAACTTGGTACGCAAATTATATCATAAAAAATTAACTATTGCCAAATGCTTTTTCATGTAATTGTCGCATTTTTTCAACAGTTGCTAAATGATCTTTATGACTAGCATCAAAATATGGACCTTTAGTGTCAGTCATTATTTGCTCTATTTCTTGTTTAGCATCTAATGGTGATACACTTAATTTATTATTTTGTGTATTTTTAGCCATTTCTTCAGTAACTTCTCCACCAAGTCTAGCAAATAATTTTACTATAGCAGGATCATTTCCTGCTGGTCCATTTAGTAATTGTTTTAAATCATCATCACCATAAACGTCAATAGCTCTTTGTGCAGCTCTAAGGTTTTTGTCGTAATCAAAACCCCATTCTTGTTTCAAAGATTGTTCTACTTGTTCACGATTTACTGATAATTCAGATTGTTCCATTTCAGCAGCATTATTCATTTCATTAACTTGATAATCAATTAATGCTTTTACTTGATCATTGTTTAAACCAATTTGATGTGCAACATTTTTAAACTCATTTACAGATGGTTCTGCAAAATATGGTTTATGAGTTTCTGGTATTTCAAACTCATAGTTAGCAGGATCATCTGGTCTACCCAGTTTATTGTAAAGTTCTGCTTTCTCCTCATCGTTTTTAGGTAATGGTATTCTATTACCTATCATTTTTTGTTGATGAACTACAGTCTTTGCTAATGATTCTACATCATTTAGATTTTGCAAAGTTGGTTCATTTCTTAATTCTTCTGGCAAAGATGATTTCCAATCAGTTTGTGTTTGATTATCACTTATGCCAGACCCTAATACAGATTCTGAATTTTGTTCTGTAACGGGGTTATCTGCCACTTCTGTGGTCGTTTGTTCGTCAGCCATTTGTTTTATCCTCCTTTAAAAGATTAATTATTCTGACTATTACTGCTCTTTGCCCTTCTTTAAAAGCAGTCTCATAAGGATCTTTACTAAAAGAACTCCTATGATAATAAGCTGATGTTAAATCAGCTAAAACTCTTTCTCCTTCTTTGGAGCTAAATGTTATAAAATAATCTATTTTTTGTCGCTTTAATTCTTCATCTGAAGTTTTATCCTTCATTAGCAACCTCGGAATCTATTGCTGCACCTTCTTCTTCTACAGCTTGACCAACTTGTTCTAATACATCTTGTGTTTCTGCACCTGACATATCTTTTAATGCTGAACCTTGTTTTGCTGCTATTTCAGCTTGTTGTTGTTGCATCATTATTTCTTGTTGCATTTGTTGTTGCATTGCTCTTTGTTCTCTAAGTTCATCTACTTCTTCTCTACCTCTTAATATAGATTTAGGCACTCCAAGTAATTGTGCCCTTGCTCTTATTGCTTCATCATGATTTACAATATCCATTATTGCTGGGTCAAGTTGTCCTATTTGCATAGCTAGTTGATAAAGTCTTTCAACAGCTACTGCTTCTTCCATTCGTTGTGATCTTGCAAGTGGTCCAACATATTCAATATCAATTAATTGTCCTTCAAGAATATCGGGTGTAGGTAAAAATGCTTCTGCTCTATTCATAATTCCAAACACTCTTTCTATAAGTGGGTTTAAAAATTCTGATTGAAATCTACCAAGTGTAGGTCCAAGCAGTCTTTGCATAAGTTCATATCTTACTTGTACTTCTGTAGCAGTCATTTGTGGACCTTCTTGTAATTGTAACTGGTCAGAGTAATATGCTTGACGTATTGCTGTTCTTAATTGGTTTTCTTTTAAATCTGTTATTTGCCAGTTAGCACCTATCTGTAAAGGTCTTACAGCAGCATCACTTCTTACAACAGTTATACCACCTGGTGTCATTCTTACTTTTCCTATAACACCATCGTCTTGTACTAATAATGGTGGATCAATAGATTTTGCCCATGCTTTAAGTCCTATTTCTACTGCTTTGTTAAGTGTTTTAATATCTGGTAATGCATTGTAAGATGGTGAACGACCATATATTTCGCCTGTTGCTTTTGACCATCTAGGTACAAGGTAAGGAAACTCGTTGTATCCTCCTACTCGTACAATCATTTTATCTTCTTCACATACATGACATGAATGAAATGGTAACTTAGTATTAGATTTACCCATTGCTCTTTCGTAATCTTCAGTAGGTTCAACTGCATGAATAAAATTAAATTCTTTATCTGGTTTATCTGCAGCAGCTTGTAATACTTTTTCACCAAGATTATCTTTGCCAAATTCTTGCACAGCTTGTCTTGCAGATAATTTATATTTTCGATATAAAGTATCTACATACCCTGAAATATTTTCTTGTATATAATATTCAGAAATATGCATAGCTTTAAAGTGTATTTGATCAGTAGCAAATCCTTTGTTGCCTTCTTCAATAAACAAACAACCTGTTCCCATAGCAACTAAATCAAGATAAAGTTCGTGTACTTCTGAATTAAAATTAGTTTGATTAAACAAATCATACATACGTTTTGCAGAATCTTCTAACCAGAGCTGCACGTCTCTATCTAAATTTATTTCAGTTTCTCTTATTTTGATATGAAACCATTGTAGCGATGGTGATGTCAAAGTACCTTGCATAGTTGCAGCTAATAAAGTAGTAGATGTCATAGCTGTTGAATCAAATAATATTTCTGTTCTTTGGTCACCTTTTGTTCTAGTAAAAGTAACATCAGCTTTTCTTGGCATTACATAATCAAGTATTTCTTGCCAATGATCTTCCCATGTACCTCTAGTGCTAGACATAGAGTTTAGTCTTTTTTTAAAATAATTAAATTTTTCCATTACAACCCACCTAACAAGGTACGACCTGTTTCAGCTTCATCTGTAACACCTTGGCCACCTGTAAGTATAGTAGAACTCATACCCATTCTACCAGAAGATAAAAGTCGTTGCTTTTCTTTTTCTAATTTTGCTTGAGCAGCAGCTTCACGATCTCTTAAACTTGTATCAATAGGTGGTGGTTTTGGCATTTTAGGTGCAAATATACTTCCTAAGAAACCCATATACACTCCTCTCTTTGCATTCCGTATATTATAACATCATGCAATTGATTTTCTTTTTTTAAATAATTTTTTAATAATCCTTCTTGTTTAAAACCAACACCTTCTATTAATTTTTTACTTCTTAATTTGTTAGGCAAACAAATTGTAGTTACTCTTTGACAATTAACTTGATTAAAAATGTAATCAAACATTAATTTTATATATCTTCTTTGAACTGCTTTTGGTGTATCTGCAGCAATATGAACATAGATATTATTACCATCATAATTACAAAACAATATTGCACCTACAATATTATTTTTTTCATCTACAAAACCTATAATTTCATAATCATCTGTTTCAATATCTGCTCTAGGCGATATCCAATCATAAAATTCTTGTTTTTTAGACTCATCAAATACTGGTTTTATCATTATGATCCTAATAAAGTTCTCGATGTTTTAGCTTGTTCAGTAATTCCAGTTGCTCCACCTAACAAAGTAGATGATGCACCATATGCTGACCCTAACCTTGCAGAAGTTTGTTGTGCTGTTGTTTTAGCAACTTCTTTAGGTTTTTCAATAATTTGTGCAGGTTTTTTCTTTTTAACACTTTTTGTTACACCTTTGAAAATACTTGTAAAAACTCTTGCTACTCCACCCATTATTTTTTCCTCTTTTTAGGAAAACCAGCTTTCATATTTGCATATGCTTTTGAGGATATAGTAGATTTAGATTTAGGTCTACTTGTACCTGCTTTCTTCCTTTTATTTATATTTGCGTATAATCCAGGTTTTTTCTTCATTTTTTTTTCTTCGCTTTCATAATTTTACTTTTAAGTGTAGCTGGTAATTTTTTTTGACCTGCTGTAAGTTTACCTTTTTTTGGTGGTCTACCTTTTTTACTTCCGTATGTTCCTTTACCCATTGGCATATTGCAAATCTCCTATGACTTTTTATTATTAGCAGCAAAACTTCTAGCTGCTGCTACACTCCCAAATCCCCATTTTCTTAAAGCTAATGCTTTTCTTGTTGGCCTACCCTTACTATCTTTCATAGGTCCTTTCATTCCAGCAAATCTTGCAGCGAAACTAACACGTCTAGGGTTCTTCCCTTTGCTTACTGGTGGTTTTAAATTAGCACCTTCTGTTCTTTTAAAATGTGCTCTGCCTTTTGCAGTTAAACCTCCAGTCTTACTTTTGTGTTCTTTCCTCATGCGAAAACATTAAACTCACTTTCTGCTTGTATGTAACTAGGTTGATAATTTTTAATCCTAGATTTCCTTAACGACATAACACAATATCTCATTGCAGAAATAACATCATCATTGATCGGTACAATTTTTCCGTCCTTACGATGATACATACGCAGTTCTTGTAATAGTTTATCTTGATTTTTGAATATTTTCAATCTTTTTGTCTGCATACGGGTATACATTTCTTGTATTCCAGCTTCAACTGACACACCACCTGTGCCATCTCTTTGTCCTTGCGATGGTGGATTACTAAAATGTTCTCGCAACATATTACAACCCTCTGCTCTATATTGTTCTGTAAGCGATTTACCAGATCCTTTATCTGCTTGTCTGCCATCCATAGGCCAGACAACAGGTATCCAGTTTCCTCGGCTCTTAATTGCACTTGCATGAATAGGCACAGCTTCTTGTCGCATAGCATAACTATCATAAACGTATGCTATATCTGCATCTCTATCCCATGCAATCCACACAGCAGCAGTAGGGTGATTCCAACCAAAGTCAATACCACATAATCGTGGCCAATATGTAGGAATATCTATTGGGTCACATACAATATCATCTTCTGCAATAGGAAATACAAGACCAGAACCTAGTTGTGGTATACCTTGTTCCCTCATTTTTCTTTCGTGTGGTGGCAAAGCAGCTAATATTTGGTCCCTTACATCTTTTGTCATATGAGGTGCATCATCCCATCCAGCTTGTACCAATGCTTGTCCTGGTTTTAAATTGTTTACAAATTGTGCAACTGTTTCAGTCATTCCGTTTTCAGGAGTAAAGGTCATAAATACAATACCACCTCTATCTGCAGTTCTTGTTAATGCTTGGCTATATATTGCTGGTGGTGGTTCTTCATCTAGCCATACTACGTCTACAGCTTCTCCCATCCATTTTTCTTTACCCATTTCATATGCTTTAAAACCTAACCTTGACCAACCACCTGTAACGTGCTTGACAACAAGGGAGTTATGAGCATTAGGTACACCTGGTTTTCTTGTAGCTTCGCCTATATCGTTAAATGGTATAGAGCCAGTACCTCTAGCTGACGGATCATCGGGTTGTCCTACTAGTTCTTTTTGACATATATCTCTAGTTGTTTCATTAGATGAGCCACCTGCCCATGCTCTAATAGGTCTATCAAATTTTTTCCCCTCCCACCAGTCAGGATATTTACCTGTAAGATGTATTGCAAGTTCTGTTGCACCACAAAACGACTTACCTATCCTGTTTCCTGCCATAAGTAATCGTTGCGATGCTACAGTATTGTGGAATTTTTGTTGATATTTATAAGGTTTATAGTCTACTAGTTTATTTGTGATTTTTCTACGTTCTAATTCTTTAGCTATTTCTACTGCACGTTCTAATTGTTCACTCAATTTAGTATATTATCCTTGTCTTTCGGTATCATTTCTAAATCTAGCTCCCAATAATGGCTATATAAATCGTCCAACGGCTCTGCAATCTCCCTAATTATACGCATAAGCTCTGCATCTTTACTATAAGTTGTACCACAATAATAAATAATTGCAGTTACTTTCTGGTGCAAGACCTCAAAACTCTGCCTTAATGCG